GCGGAGCAGTTCGGACTGACGCCTTCGGCAAGAAGCAGGATTATTGCAGGCGGAGGGGATTCCGCACCAGCAGATGAGATGGAGGAATTGTTGGGAGGTGGAAGCTGATGGCAGAAACAAGACCGAAGGATTATCCGAAATTGAAAGATTACCAGCCAACAAGGTTCATGCTGCCAACTTCTCATTATGATAAAGCGAAGGCTGACCGGGCAGTGAAGTTTATAGAGAATCTCCGCCATACAAAAGCAAAGTGGGCAGGAAAACGTTTCTGGCTGCTGCCCTGGCAGGAAACTCTGGTGCGGGATATTTTCGGGACTGTAAAAGAGGATGGAACACGCCAGTTCAGAACAGCTTATGTTGAAATATGTAAAAAAGTTGGAAAGAGTGAACTTGCAGCAGCAATAGCATTGTATCTGCTCTATGCGGATAACGAGCCTTCGGCCGAAGTTTACGGTGCGGCTGCTGACCGCCAGCAAGCCTCCATCGTCTTTGATGTGGCGAAAAGAATGGTTGAGCTGACCCCGGCATTACTGAAAAGAAGCAAGATCATGGGGGCAACCAAGCGGATTGTAAATTACAGCAATGCCGGTATCTATCAGGTGCTGTCAGCCGATGTTGGAAACAAGCATGGCTTTTCTGTTTCAGGACTTGTGTTTGACGAAATCCACAATCAGCCCAACCGTAACCTGTACGATGTCCTGACAAAAGGATCGTCGGATGCCCGTGCCAACCCACTCCATTTTATCATCACAACCGCAGGAAATGACAGAAACTCGATTGCGTTTGAGCTGCACACGAAAGCACTGGATATTTTAAACGGCAGACGAGAGGACCCGACGTTTTATCCAGTGGTATACGGGCTGGCGGATGACGAGGACTGGACGGATGAAAAGAACTGGTACAAGGTGAATCCCTCTCTTGGATATACGGTTGAGATTGACCGTTTAAGGGATGCATTTCGGGAAGCCCAACAGAATCCGGCGGATGAAGTCACATTCCGGTGGCTCCGGTTAAATCAATGGGTTTCCAGCACTGTGGCATGGATTCCCGACCAGATATACGCTTTGGGAAACGAGGCGATTGATATGGAAAGCCTCAAAGGACGGGAATGTTATGGAGGACTTGACTTGTCCAGTTCCGGTGATATTACAGCTTTTGTACTGGTGTTTCCGCCACACAATGGGAAGGAGAAATACGTCATACTTCCATTTTTCTGGGTACCCCAAGATACGATCCCGCTCCGGGTGCGCCGTACATCGGTTCCTTATGATAAATGGCAGGCCCAGGGGTATCTGATGGCAACCGAGGGAAATGTGATCCATTATGGTTTTATCGAAAAATTTATAGATGATCTTGGAAAAATATATAACATTAAAGAAATAGCCTATGACCGATGGGGTGCTGTGGAGATGACGCAGGCCCTTGAAGGCATGGGCTTTACTGTTGTGCCATTTGGACAGGGATTTTCTTCCATGAGCCCGCCTACAAAAAGGTTTTATGAATTACTGATGGAGGGGAAAATGGTTCATGGGGCGCACCCGGTACTCAGATGGATGGCCGGAAATGTTGTGGTGGACACGGACCCGGCCGGAAATATCAAGGTGACGAAAAGACGCAGCCCGGATAAGGTTGATGGGATTGTTGCGGCTATTATGGCTCTTGACCGCTGTATCAGGCATGAGGAGAATACGGGGAGCGTATATGATGATCCAGACCGGGGGTTATTCGTATTTTGAGGAGGGAAATTTTGGGGAAAATAAGTAAAAATGATATTATAGGGCGCAAATTTGGGATGCTGCAGGTTGAGAAGTGCATAGGGACGGTAAATGGGAAATTGCGCTATCAATGCAAATGCGATTGTGGAAATGAAAGAACAACGGACCGTTATTCTCTATTAAACGGGACTGCGAGCAGCTGTGGGTGTAAAAGACGGATTAACCCGGAAGATATTGTAGGGAGACGTTTTGGACGTCTTGTTGCCATGGAATGTGTGGGACGGGAAGAAGGAAAACGATGGGGAAATTATAGGTATCTGTGCCAATGTGATTGTGGGAAAACCACTTACGTCCGGCGGGATCATTTGCTTCATGGGGATAGCTGTTCCTGTGGAGATTGCATCCATATCGAAGAAGAAGCGGGCTGCCTAAGATACTACACACATAGCGGGGAGTCATTTCTGGCGGATATTTCAGTAAAAGAACTTCTGGAAAAATACCCCTGCTATATAGCGGGAAATGGATATGTTTTTATAACGATTGATGGAGAACATGAACTTTTGAGCAGGCTCGTACTAGATGCGGATAAAAATACGCTTGTGGATCACATAAATGGTAATCCGCTGGACTGCAGGAGGGATAACCTGCGTCTGGCAGATGCTTGTGAAAACGCATTTAATACAGCACTGGTTTCCAATAATACGTCTGGTTACAAGGGCGTATATTTTCACAAAGCATCGGGCAGATTTCATGCCAGCATTAGGGCGTATGGGGTGCGTATATTCCTTGGATATTATGATGATATAGAAGAAGCGGCGGGGGCCTATGACAGGGCTGCCCGTTTTTTTCACGGCGAATTTGCCTGTGTGAATTTTCCACGTCCGGGCGAACAGTGCTGCCGAAGAAACCAAGAGAAAGTGGTCAGACAGGAAGTTATGTGAGGAGGAATAATCCAATGGGATTTTTAAAATGGATGGGTTTTTCAAAACCCAGGGATGCCCCAGGGGAAAATCTGCCGGAGGTGACAGACAGCGTCCGAGATTCCGGACAGGTTTTTTCTTTTGGAACCGCGAACAGCGGGGAAAAGGTGGATGAGCAGTCTGCCATGCAGATCTCCACGGTATATGCCTGTGTGCGGCTGTTGGCGGAAACAGTGGCGGCACTGCCGCTGCACCTATACCGTTACACCGATGGTGGGAAAGGAAAAGAGAGCGCCTTTGACCACCCGCTGTACCGGATCTTATACCGGCAGCCCAACGATGAGATGAGCAGTTTTATCTGGCGGGAAACCATGATGACCCACCTGCTTTTGTGGGGGAATGCCTATTCCCAGATCATCCGGGATGGGAGGAACAACGTCCTCGGCCTGTATCCGCTGCTCCCGGAAAACGTGGAAGTCGACCGTGATGAGCAGGGGCAGCTTTATTATATCTACCACGCTTATACAGATGAAGTGCCGGGGGAACAGAACCAGGATATTTATTTCAGGAAAGATGAAATCCTGCACATTCCGGGGCTTGGGTTTAACGGCCTTGTGGGATTTTCCCCGATTGCCATGATGAAGAACAGCCTTGGCACGACTCTGGCCGTGGAGAAATACGGGGCGTCGTTCTTTAAGAACGGGGCGCAGCCAAGCGGTGTGCTGGAGCATCCGGGGGTACTAAAAGACCCCCAGAAGATACGGGATAACTGGACTGCGGTATACGGCGGGGCCAACAACGCGCACAGGGTCGCTGTGCTGGAAGAGGGGATGGCCTACAAAGCGATCTCCCTGCCGCCGGAGGACAGCCAGTTTTTATCCACCCGGCAGTTTGGCGTGGAGGAAATCTGCCGGATCTTCCGGGTGCCGCCCCACATGGTACAGAGTCTGGAACACGCCACCTTCTCCAACATCGAACACCAGTCGATTGATTTTGTGGTGCATACCCTGACTCCGTGGTTGGTGCGGTTCGAGCAGGCGATCATCAAAGACCTTCTGCTTGAAGAAGAACAGGATGTGCTGTTTCCCAAGTTCAACGTGGACGGACTGCTCCGGGGTGATTACCAGAGCAGGATGAACGGTTATGCAACGGGAATCAGCAACGGTTTCTTAAGCCCGAATGACATCCATCGTTTGGAGAACATGGACCTGATCCCGGCAGAAGAAGGCGGGGATGACTATTATCTGAATGGCGGATATGTAAAGCTCCGGGATGCGGGGAAGTTTGCCCAGGCAAAGCAGGCGGCTGTGGAGCAGAACCAGCCGAAGGATGAACCGGAGAAACCATCCGAAGGAACGGAAAATGCAGCTGACAGTGAAAACGGGCGGAGTGAGAGTACGCCGCAAAAACCAAGAGAAAGGAAACGGAAACGATGAAGAAATTCTGGAACTGGATTCATGATGAAGCCGGCGGCAGGGTGCTCCGTCTGGAAGGCCCGATTGATGAGGAGTCCTTCTGGGGCGATGAGGCAACCCCCAAGGCATTCCGTGAGGAACTGGAGGCGGGCAGCGGCGACATTACTGTCTGGATCAACAGCCCCGGCGGAAATGTGTTCGCAGCAGCGGAGATCTATACGATGCTCCGGGATTATAAGGGGGCGGTCACCGTCAAGATTGACGCCATTGCCGCATCCGCTGCCTCTGTGGTAGCGATGGCCGGAAGCAGAGTGCTGATGTCCCCTGTGGCAATGCTGATGCTCCATGATCCAAGCACCATCGCTTATGGCAATACCAAAGACATGGAGCGGGCAATCAATACGCTCAATGAAGTGAAGGAGAGTATCATCAACGCCTATGCCGCCAAGAGCGGATTGTCCCACAGCCGCATTTCCAACTTAATGTCCAACGAGACGTGGATGAATGCGAAAAAGGCAGTGGAACTGGGGTTTGCAGATGAGATCCTCTTTGATGCGGAAGAACCGGAAAAAGAGGAAGAAGGCGGGGAGGAAGAAACAGAGGAGGAAGAGGAAAAGCCGGGTATCCATCTGGAGGCACAGATTTATTCCACGAGACAGATGGGGCTGACGATTCTGAACCGGCTCGGTGTGGACAGCGGGAAGCCTCCTAAGAAACCACCTGTGGATACACACACGGAACCTTCCAGATCTATGGAAGAAAAGCCGCCGCATCCTGCAATCGGCATGGACGGCACAACAGAAGATGGCAGTGTGCCATATCTGATTTTAGAAAAACAGCTGGAATGTTTGAAGTAAGGCAAGCGCCTGAAACAGACAGATCCGGCTCTTTTTATACCCAAAATCACATTTTTTATGGAGGAAATGACGATGAGTAAGATTCTTGAACTGAGAAGCAAGCGCAATACCCTCTGGGAGCAGACCAAGGCATTCCTGGAGCAGCACCGCGGGGAGAACGGCCTTGTAGCTGCCGATGCGGTGGAGCAGTACAACAAGATGGCCCAGGAGGTCAAAGACCTGGGGGCGGAGATCGAGCGTCTGGAGCAGCAGGCAGAGTTTGACGCCAAGCTGTCGGCCCCGACCTCTAATCCGGTGCATGGCAATCCAAAGAACGGCAGCCCGAAGGATAAGAACACCAGCCCGACCGGGACGGAGGAGTATAAGAATGCATTCTGGGACATGATCCGCAACCGCGGCAACTACGGCGAGGTGCGCAACGCCCTGTCTGTCGGTGTGGATACGGAAGGCGGATACACCGTGCCGGATGAGTTTGAAAAGAAACTGGTGGAGGCATTGGAGGAGAATAACATCTTCCGAAGCATGGCGAATGTGATCCGCACCAGTTCCGGCACCCGTAAGATTCCGATTGCGGAGGATACCGGGGAGGCCAGCTGGATCGATGAAGGGGAGGAAATCCCGGAGAGCGACACCACCTTTGGACAGACCATGCTGTCGGCTTATAAGCTGGGCACCATGATCAAGGTTTCCAATGAACTTCTGAACGATTCCGCGTTTGACCTTGCGACCTATATCGCCCGCCGTTTTGGTGTGCGTATGGGCAACGCGGAGGAGAAGGCATTCATTACCGGGGACGGTGTGGGCAAGCCGCTGGGCATCCTGGATGATGCCGGGGCGAAGGTGGGCGTAACTGCAGGAACGCAGACCAAGCTGACCTTTGATGAAATCTTCCAGCTGTACTATGCGCTGAAAGCACCATACCGCAAGAAAGCGGAGTTCCTGTGCAACGAGGCGGTGGTGCTGCAGCTGATGACCTTAAAAGACAACAACGGCAACTATATCTGGAAGCCGGGCCTTGAGATCGGCAAGCCGGATACACTTCTGAACCGTCCGCTGAAGACCTCTGCCTTTATGCCCGCCGTGGCAGCGGGAAACAAGGTGCTGGCCTTTGGCGATTACAGCTACTACTGGATCGCAGACCGCCAGAGCAGAACCTTCCGCCGCCTGAATGAGCTGTATGCCCGCACGGACCAGGTAGGTTTCCTTTCCACGCAGCGTGTGGACGGAAAGCTGATCCTGCCGGAAGCGGTGCAGGTGCTCCAGATGAAAGCCAGCGCATCCAGCGGTTCCTGATAAGACAGATAGATTATGGCAGATGGCGGTTATATGTATATGCCGGCCATCTGCTGATGGAAAGGAGGATGCGGCCATGGCATTGGTGACTTTAGAAGAAGCAAAAACCTATCTGCGTGTGGATTCCTCGGATGAGGATGCCCTGGTCGGCATCCTCTTAAGCTCTGCCGGGAACCTGTGCGCGGATGTGGCGAGGCTTTCGGAGGAACAGTGGAAAGCAGTAGATGGGAATGAAACCGAGGATACGGCACTGTACACAAAAGAAGAACTTTCCCAGATACGGGAAGTGATGAAAGCAGCGGTGCTGTATGCCCTCGGTTATCTGTATGAACATCGTGAGGAAGCGGACCACCACAGCCTTGTGCTGACGCTCCGTTCCCTCCTGTTTTCCATTCGGGAAGGGATTCTGTAAGGAGGGGCGGGCATGGAGATTTCAAGGCTGAATGAGCGGATAACGGTTGAGAAGAACACAGTCGTTACGGATGCCATCGGGAACCACAAGAACACATGGGCGCCTTATTTTTCCTGCTATGCCTATGCTTCTACCTACCAGGCGGAGGAAAAGGAAAGCGCAGTATCCAGCGAGGAACGTTCCGTCACCTTTTCGGTGCGCTGGTGCAGTGAGACTGCCACTGTCACTTCCACAGGCTTCCGTGTGAGGTTCCGGGGAGAAGTTTATGACATTGAGTCGGTGGACCTGATGAATTACCGGAAGAAGGAGATCCGGTTCAAATGCCGGAGGGAACCGAGGCAGTGAGAGGGAGGTAACGGCTTATGGCAAAGAAGATATCAGTAGACCAGCTCTCCAGTGAAATCATGTCCGCATTGGATGAGTATAAAAAGGTCACGGATGAAGTAGTGAAGACCGCGGTGAATTCTGTATCAAAAGAGACGAAGGCAATGGCACAGGCCGGCTCCCCGGTCAAGTCCGGCGGTTATCAAAAGGGATGGGCGGTCAAAAAGACCTCGGAGAAAACCGGGCAGGTCAGTATCACGGTCTATAACCGTACCAAGCCGGGGCTGACACACCTTCTGGAAAAGGGCCATGCCAAGCGCGGCGGCGGCCGTGTGGCAGGAAAGCTGCATATCGCCCCTGCGGAGGAGTATGCCGTGAATGAATTGGAAGCAGCGATTAAAAGGGGGCTTTCGTGATGGATTATGAAGAGATTGCAAACATGTTAGGTGGCACGGGGCTGCCCTTCGCATACCACCATTTTGCGGAAGGGGAGTCACCACAGCCGCCTTTTATCTGCTACCTGACACCTAGCAGCAATAACTTTGCGGCAGACGGGAAGGTCTACTTCAAAGCAAAGCAGCTGGATGTGGAGCTGTATACGGACGAGAAGGCACCGGAACTGGAAGAACGGCTGGAAGCCGCCTTTGATGCTTATGGGCTGTTTTATGAGAAATCGGAAACCTACATCGAGTCCGAGAAACTGTATGAAGTGATTTATGAAATGGAGGTATGAAGGCTATGGGAAACAAAGTCAAATATAACCTGAAAAATGTCCATGCCGCAAAGCTGACAGAAACTGTGGCAGACGGCGTGACCGCATTTACCTATGCCGCACCGAAGGCGATTCCCGGAGCGGTGAGTATCAGCCTGGATGCGGAGGGCGAATCCAGCCCGTTCTATGCGGATGGTATTGTATATTTCCGTTCCGTGACCAACAACGGATACAGCGGAGATCTGGAGATCGCATTGATCCCCGAGTGGTTCCGCACGGAGATTTTGCAGGAGGAACTGGACGGCAAGGGTGTCCTGGTGGAAAACAGCGGGGTTGGCGAGAGCGTGAAGTTTGCCCTGCTCTTTGAGTTTGACGGGGATGTGAACGCCATCCGCCATGTGCTGTATAACTGTTCGGCATCCCGTCCGTCCATTGAATCGGAGACGAAAGAGGACACCATTGAGCCGGGAACGGAAACCCTGTCGATCACGGCGGACCCGCGCTCGGATGGGCTGGTAAAGGCCAGGACGGGAGACACCACGGACAAGGAGACACCACGGACAAGGAGGCATATACGAACTGGTATAAATCGGTGTATCTGCCGACGGAAAAAGAGTCAGGTCAGGAAGGAGCGTAAAAAATGCTGAAACGTGAAATCGAGATTTGTGGGAAAAAGGTGGCGTTCCGTTCCTCGGCCACCATCCCCCGGCTGTACCGGGCGAAATTCAAACGTGATATTTTTAAGGATTTAAGTAAGCTGGAAAAATCCTACAAAGGCAAGACCGAGGACGGGGAGGAATTCCAGATCGAGGATTTGGAGATTTTCGAGAACGTGGCTTATATCATGGCTTATCATGCGGACAATTCCATTCCTCCGACCATTGAGGAGTGGCTGGACCAGTTTGATATGTTCTCTATCTATGAAGTCCTGCCGCAGATTTTGGAACTGTGGGGACAGAACATGATGGTGGAGGTGCAGGCAAAAAAAGAGTTGGCAGGAGTACAAGGGAAATGACAACGCCCCTGTTCCTCCTGCGCTGTGTGGAGCTTGGCATTGCGATCTCTGACCTGGACCTTCTTACGATTGGCCTAGTTATTGATATGTGGACAGAAAAAGGAAACGATGATGTGAAATACAAAAAAGTGGCCCGTGAGGCCACGCAGGAAGATTTCGATAAATTTTAGCTTTGGCGCATCCGGTTCGGGTGCGCCATTTACATGGTTGGAGGTGAGGAACAGTGGCGAGCAGGATCAAAGGCATCACGATTGAGATTGGCGGCGATACCACAGGCTTAGACAAGGCCCTGAAAAGTGTCAATTCTTCTATCACGCATACGCAGAGTGCCCTAAAAGATGTCAATAAGCTGCTGAAGCTGGACCCTTCCAACACAGAACTTCTCACACAGAAACAGAAGTTACTGAAGGATGCGATTTCGTCCACAAAGGAAAAGCTGGATGCCTTAAAACAGGCGCAGGCACAGGCAAAGGAGCAGCTGGAGAACGGTGACTTGGGGCAGGACAAATACGATGCCCTCCAGCGGGAGATCATCGAGACCGAGCAGGAATTAAAGCGGCTCCAGCAGGAGGCCGCAACCACCAGTACAGCCCTTGCTAAGATCGACGAGATCGGCGGCAAGATGGAGAACCTGGGAAATTCCATCGCCGGTGTCGGGAAAACGATCATGCCGATCTCCACGGCGGTCGGCGGCCTGGGCATTGCGGCGGTGAAAACGGCTGCGGACTTTGACTCTGCCATGAGCCAGGTGGCGGCGGTATCCGGCGCGACCGGGGACGACCTGCAGTCTCTCCGGGATAAGGCCCGTGAGATGGGTGAGAAAACGAAGTTCTCCGCATCCGAGGCAGCGCAGGCCATGAATTACATGGCCATGGCCGGATGGAAGTCAAAAGACATGATCTCCGGTATTGACGGTATCATGAACCTCGCTGCTGCCAGTGGTGAAGACCTGGCAACCACATCGGACATTGTAACGGATGCGTTGACTGCCTTTGGTCTGTCGGCTGCGGACTCCGGGCATTTCGCGGATATTCTGGCAGCGGCATCCTCTAATGCCAATACGAATGTCAGCATGATGGGCGAGACATTCAAATACTGTGCGCCGATTGCGGGTGCGCTTGGTTTCTCTGCGGAGGATACGGCGGAAGCCATCGGCCTGATGGCGAATGCGGGTATCAAGTCCTCCCAGGCAGGTACGGCACTTCGTACTATCATGAACAATCTTGCCGGGGAAGTGAAGATCAGCGGGCAGGCCATCGGGGATGTGACCATTGCCACAACGAACGCAGACGGCAGCATGAGGAGCCTGTCGGATATCCTGGCAGACTGCCGGGTTGCGTTTGGAGGTCTGACCGAATCCGAGAAGGCGCAGGCGGCAGAATCCCTTGTGGGCAAGAACGCCATGAGTGGATTCCTCGCTTTGATGAACGCGGCACCTGCGGATATTGAAAAGTTAAGCGGTGCCATTGATAACTGTGACGGAACCGCGGAAAAGATGGCTGCCACCATGCAGGATAACCTGATGGGGCAGCTCACCATCTTAAAGAGCCAGTTGGAGGAATTGGCGATCTCCTTTGGTGAGATGCTGATGCCTGCCATCCGTAACATTGTGACGAAAATCCAGGAGTTTGTGGATAAGTTAAACGGCATGGATGAAGGCACCCGTGAGATGGTCTTAAAGATCGGCCTTTTGGTAGCGGCGCTTGGGCCGTTCCTGGTGATCCTTGGAACCACGATAGCCAAGATCGGCACGGCCATGAAAGGGTTTGTACAGCTGGCGAACGGCTTTAACAAACTGAAAGTGGCGGTACAGGGCGGCACAGGGCTGTTTGGAAAACTGGGTGCGGCACTGGGCGGCATCTCGGCTCCGGTTGTGGCAGTGGTGGCAGTCATCGGGACACTGGTGGCTGCTTTCCTGCATCTGTGGAATACCAATGAGGGATTCCGGGAGGCCATCATCGGAACCTGGAATACCATCAAGGAGACGGTCAGCACCTTCTGCCAGGGAATCGTGGACCGGCTGAATGCCCTTGGTTTCAGCTTCCAGAACATCACAGAAGTGCTCTCGGCAGTGTGGAATGGTTTCTGTTCCCTGCTTGCCCCGGTCTTTGAAGGGGCATTCCAGGCAATCGCCGTGGTGCTTTCCACGGTGCTGAACGTGATCACAGGCATTTTAGATGTGTTTATCGGTCTGTTTACCGGGAACTGGTCGCAGATGTGGACTGGCATCCAGGCGATCTTTTCCGGGGTATGGGAAGGCATCAAGGGCGTACTCTCGGCAGCAATCGGCATCATCCAGGGCATTGTGGAGGTGTTCCTCGGCTGGTTCGGTACGAGCTGGAGCGAGGTCTGGACGAATATCAAGACCTTCTTCGAGGGCATCTGGAATGGGATTGTAGCTTTCTTCTCCGGTATTTGGGAGACCATTACAAATGTGGTGCAGACGGGCATTATGCTGATCGGCTCCATTTTAAGTGCTGCCTTTGACATTATCACCCTGCCTTTCCAGTTTATCTGGGAGAACTGCAAGGAGATTATCACGGGTGCATGGAACACCATCAAATCGGTGGTGTCCACGGCGATCAATGCAGTTTCCAGTGTGATCTCCTCCGTGATGTCCGTCATCCAGAACGTCATTTCGACTGTCTGGACGGCGATCAGCACAAAGATTTCCACGGTGTTGAACACGATAAAATCCGTGGTGACTACCGTATTTAATGCCATCAAGTCGGTGGCGTCCAGTGTCTGGAACGGAATCAAATCCGCCATTTCGACCGTGGTGGACGGCATCAAGAGCAAAGTTTCCTCTGTATTTAACGCAGTCAAGAGTACGGTGACTTCCGTATTTAATGGCATCAAGAGTACCACCACTTCCGTCTGGAACGGCATCAAGACTGCCATTATTACTCCGATTGAGGCGGCGAAAAACACCATCAAGGGTATTGTGGATAAGATCACCGGATTCTTCTCCAGCATGAAGATTTCCCTGCCGCACATCAAGCTGCCGCACTTTAGGATTTCCGGCAGCCTGTCCATTGCGCCGCCGAGTGTGCCGCACCTGTCCATTGACTGGTACAAGGAGGGCGGTATCATGACGCGGCCGACACTGTTTGGCATGAACGGCACGAACTTAATGGCTGGCGGTGAAGCCGGGGCAGAAGCAATCCTGCCATTGAAAGGTTTCTACAGCCAGCTGGAGAGTATCCTTTCTAACCGGATGGATACCAGCACCATGGAGCGTTACCTGTCCATCATTGCGGCAAACAGCAGCAAGGGCATCTATCTGGAGGATGGAACTTTGGTAGGGCATCTGCTCCCGGCCATTGACAGTAAGCTGGGGCAGATGCAGAAACTGAACAGGAGGTTGAGCCTATGAGACCAGACGTAAAACTGAATAACATTTCCATGTCTGGTCTTGGGTGGCTCAGAGAAAGCATCAACTTTCCAACGCCCCAGTCTCAGAGCAATACCATAGTGGTGCCGGGGCGGAATTCCCCGATCCGGTACACGGAAGCGTTGGGGCGGGTATCCTACCAGCCCCGGAGCTTTGAGATCATACTCTCCATGCTTGGCACCAGGGAGCAGTTTAACCAAAAGGTCAGTGCGGTGGTGAATCCGTTTGCAGGGCATCTGGTGAAAGTGGTTTGCAGTGAGGAACCGGGGCTGTATGCCATCGGCACACTGGAAATGTCCCCGGCTTATGATCCGCTGACCGGAAAGGGGCAGCTTACCATTTCCTGTTCCGATGGGGATTCCTACCGCTACCATGTGGAAGAAACCGTTATCACCGTGACGGGCGGAGGGAATATCATTCTGGATAATGACTATATGCCCGTGGTTCCGGTCATCACAGCCACGGCGGAAATGGCGCTGAGCTGGCAGATCGGCACAGATACCTTCCGAAAAACAGTCAGTTCCGGCACCTGGGAGTTTCCTGAAATGGAATTGCAGGCGGGAAGAAATGTAGTGTCTGTCACTGGAAATGGAACAGTGACCTTCCGGTACCGGGAGGGATGCCTATGAGATTATTCCGTATCTATGTGGACGGGGCATTGTTTTACCATCCGCAGCTATCGAAACTGGCAGTCACGGAGGCGAAGGTGGAAGAGGATGCGGAGAATATTGACAGCCTGACACTTTCAGCCCCTTATAACCATCCATATTTGCATAACATTAAACCGATGGCCTCTGTGATTATCTGCAAGAAAGGGAATGAAACCGTCTTTGAAGGGCGGGCACTGGATGACGGCAGTGATTTTTATAACACCCACACATGGACCTGTGAATCGGCTCTTTCCTATTTAAAAGACAGCCTCCAGCCGCCCTATGCGTATAAAGGGAGCCTGCGAGGACTGCTGGAATACTTTGTGGAGGAGCATAACAAAAGCGTGGAGGAGCAGAAGCGGTTCACGGTGGGAGAAGTAACGGTAGTGGATACCAACGATTACATCTCTTATAGCTGCTCGGATTACTCTGTCACGATGGATGCCATTAAGGATAAGCTCATGAAAACACACGGAGGGTACCTGCGCCTCCGGTATACTGCTGATGGAAAGGTATTGGATTATCTTGCGGACTTTACGGAAGCCTCCCTTCAAAAAGTGGAGTATGGGAAGAACCTGACCGATGTGAAGATAACGTTCGACCACACAGAACGGGTGACAGCACTTATTCCTCTTGGGGCAAAGATCAAGACCACGGATGAGGAAGGCAATGAGGTGGAAACGGATGAGCGCGTCACCATTGAAGCTGCCAACGACGGAGTGAACTATGTGTTTGATGAGGATGCCGTGAAAGAGATCGGCTGGATATGGGCAGCGGAAGTGTGGGAGGATGTAACGCTTTCTTCCAATCTTCTCAGGAAGGCGAAAGCGAGGATTTCTGAACTGGCGAAGGGCATCACCAGCATGGAACTGACCATTGTGGATGAATCGGATACCGGGGCGGACATCGCGGATATCCATGCGAGGCAGTATGTGTACTGTTCTTCCCCACCCCACGGGATCGACGGGAGGTATCTGTGCATCCAGAGGACGCGGGATTATCTGAATCCTTCCGGCAACACCATCACCATCGGGGCAAGCGGTATCCGGCTGACTGCCATCAGTGCGAAGCAGAACCAGAACTTAAGCACACTGGAACAGGATATCCTGGGGCAGACGGAGAAGATCGAGAACATCTTCGGGAAAGTCGAGGATATTACCACAGCGAAAATGTACCGGACAGAACTGGTGGTGGAAGGCACAAGCATCTTCCGGGATAAAGGGCAGCAGAGTATTTTAAGATGCAGGGTATTGTCCTGGGATAAGGATATCACGGATACATTGGATGCCGCCTGTTTTTCCTGGCACCGGAAATCCGGCAATACGGAAACGGATGCCGACTGGGACGGCCTGCACAAAGGAATGAAAAGCGTAACCATATCAACCGAGGACGTGTCAGACAATGCGTCCTTTTATTGTGAAGTCACCATTTAACTGAAGGAGGAACAAGAAATGCCTACTATCTTAACATCCAGCCAGCAGACTTTCGTGGACATTACAGACCAGCGGAAGCTGTCGGCCTATATCACATCCAACCTGCCGAAGACGCAGAGTGAGGACCCGAACACCTTACCCCACGCCTATGCCCCGAACTGGGAAACATCCCATCTGGTGCTGACCCCGGTGATCTTCTTAGACCAGACCAATGTGGCGCTGGATGCATCGGGATTGACCATTTCATGGAAACGCAAAGACGGAACGGGAGCAGAGAGCGCCCTGTCATCGGGAGAAACGGTGTCCGGCGGCATCCTGACGGTCAGCCAGAACAAGCTCTCCGCATCTTCCTCTGGAATGATCACTTATATCTGCTATATCAGCTACTACGATTCGGAAACCAAGAACACGGTCAATATTTCCTCGGATATCACCTACACGCTGGTAAAGAATGCGGAGAACGCAAAACTGGCCTATGTGACGGCGGATACCTATGTGTTCAAATACAATACCAGTTCTGCATTGGTAGGGGCAACGCAGGCGACCTTGTCTGCACAGGTCCAGGGGGTAACGGTCAGCAAGTGGCAGTATCTGAACAGTTCCGGTGTGTGGACGGATTATCCGACCACTTCGGACAATACCAGCATTACCGGCGGGACGCTGGTAGTAAAGCCCGCACACGCGGTATTCTTCAATAACGTGGCGCAGATCAAGCTGGTGACCGATGATACGGATGTGTTCGACACCATTTCCATCACGAAGATGTATGACGGGGAGCAGGGACAGCCGGGGCAGGCAGGCGCGGGAGGTTTGTCCGTCATCCTTGGAAATGAGGCGCAGAACATTGCCTGCACCACGGGAGGTGCGGTACAGGCTGCCGTGGATGTGACGGTCCCCTTTACCGGGTATGTAGGCATCACGCAGACCCCATGTACCTGTACAGTGGGAACCCTGCCCACCGGAGTGACCGTAAAATCCAATACGGCAGCCACGGCGTCTGCGTCAGGTTCCGTAGTGCTTACCTTTGCCGCCAATGCCACCCTGGGCGGGGCATCGGTGCTGACGGGCACGATTGACCTGACCTTTACGATTTCAGGAAAGAGCGTGGTGAAGAAGTTTGCCTGGACGAAATCCAATAAGGGAAGCAACGGGGCCAGCGCGGTGGTGTTCTCTGTTTACGCACCAAACGGGACTATCGTACAAAACCAGTCCGGCTCCTTGGTGCTGGCGACTTCCGCATACAGCGGCACGACGGAGATCACCGCCGGCGCGACCTACCAGTGGGCAAAATACACTGCCGGGAAATGGACGGATATCAGTGGGGAAACATCTGACACGCTGACCGTTTCCGGTGCGGATATCGTGAATATCCAGTCTTACCGATGCACTATGAATTACGGAGGCAAGTCCTATGTGGATGTGATCACGGTGGAGGATAAGTCAGACCCCTATGTGTCAGAGATGCTCTCCATCGGCGGCTTTACCGTAAAGAATAACCTGGGCGGTCTGGTTCCCTATGTGATCGTCCGTACCAACCAGAAGGAAGTGGATGCGCTGCTCGGCAATATCAGTGAAACGGCACCGTCCACGCCGGCAAACGGGATGTTCTGGTACAAGATCGACCACACGGCGAAAACGGTCACGCTGATGAAGTACAATGGCACGTCCTGGGCAGCGGCAACAGAAAAGCAGAACCTTACCTACACTTGGTATAAGCAGGATAAGGATGGGAAAGAAACAGAGTTTGGAAAGACCGGGAAGGTTATCTACCTGTCTGCGGATGACATTGACAGCATTGCCACGCTGCAGTGTGATGTGTCCAATTAGGGGGTGGCGGCTATGGCGCTCCTGACTATCTGCCAGCACACGTTCCAGAACGTGCAGGCGTATGACGATGCGGTGGAGGATGTGGAATCCCTGAAGATCAACGTGCGGGAGTGCTACTCGGAAATCACGAAGACCTCGGAGCAGATTCAGAGCTCCGTCCGGGAGATCTATCTTTCCAAGTCGGAGTTAGAAAGCATTCAGCAGGATTTCCAGGCGAGCATCACCCAGAACAGCAGTGAGATCCGTATGGACTTTACACAGATCACTAATGAGATCATCAACAATGTATCTGCCAACCAGACGCTTTTGGAGGAGTATATCCGGTTCAAGGGTGCGCTCATCGAACTTGGGAAAGTGGGGAATGCGTTCACGGCGGAGCTTTCCAATGAGGAACTGGCCTTTAAGGAGAACGGGCAGAAGATTGCCTATATCTCCAACCAGAGTCTTGTGATCACCAATGCGGAGATACGGAACAAGCTGTCCCTGGGCAATGAGAGTCGGGGATGGTTTGATTTTATCCCAAGGGCTAACGGAAATTTATCCATCAAGTGGCGTGACCCGGTGGGATAGAGATAGTTTTCATTTTTGGAAGGAAGGAGGAAGAAAGATATGGCATCTAGTGGCAGTTTTTCCGGCTCCATCCACAGCGGACATTATGTGCTGCGGGTGGACTGGACGCAGACCAAAAATGTATCTGCCAATACCAGCACCATCACGGCAAAAGCCTATCTGGTCAATGACTGGAGCTTAAGCATTAACGGGCGGTCGGATAATAAAGTGACGATTGACGGTACGGCGCAGACGTATGCGTCCCCGACAATCAGCAGCACGGGAACCCATCTGCTCGGTACAGTTACGCAGACGGTAAACCATGCCAGTGATGGCAGCAAGAGCCTGACCATGAGCGCGGTATTCTATATCCGTGCGACTTTAAGCGGCACTTATTATGAGTCGATCACAGCCAGCGCCAATATTACGCTGGATTCCATCGCAAGGGCATCCACGGTTTCCGCATCCAATGTGGTGATGGGTTCTGCTACTACGATTGCCATCAGCCGTGCATCTTCTTCTTTTACCCACGCGCTGACCTATGCCTTTGGAAACACCACGGGGACGATTGCCACAAAGACCACGGCGACCTCAGTGTCATGGACACCGCCCCTTACGCTGGCAAACCAGATACCAAAGGCAGTGACGGGAACCTGCACGATTACCTGTACCACCTATAATGGAAACACCAGCATTGGAAGCAAGACCTGTACGCTGACACTGTCCGTCCCGGCCTCGGTAAAACCAACGATTACCAGCCTGACAGCGGCCAGGGTGGACGGGGATGTGCCAAGCGCCTGGGGGATTTATGTGCAGACAAAATCCAAGGCCACACTGACCATCAATGGGGCGGCGGGAAGCTACGGTTCCACGATTTCTTCCTATTCCATCACGGGCGGTGGTTACACCAGCACGGCATCCAGTTTTACCACTGGATTTTTGAATACTTCCGGCACGGTTACGTTTACGGCAACGGTAACGGATTCCAGGGGGCGTGTGTCAGCGGCGGCAACGGTGTCGATTTCCGTGGTTGCCTATTCCCCGCCTTCTTTTAGCAGTTACCTGTCGCAGCGTTGTTTAAGTAATGGAACCGTCAATGAGGATGGAACGTATATCCGGGGGCAGGTTTCTTACAGTTATGCATCATGCAGCAGTAAGAACACGATCACCCGTGCCACCTATTACAAGAAGGCATCAGATACAGCGTGGACGAATGCCAGTGCCGCTTTTAGTTCCGGTACGGCATTTACCTTTGGCGGCGGCAAGATCTCCACGGAAACTTCCTATGACATCAAATATACTCTGACGGATGCCTTTACCACCATCGCCATCCAGGACATCGTTTCCACGGCTGCCGTGGTCATGGACTTTAAGCGGGGCGGCAAAGGCGTGGCGGTCGGGAAAGTATCCGAGGTGGATAACGCCTTTGAGGTTGCGGAGGATTGGGATGTCCGGGTGTATGGGAAACTTCTGAAAGACTATATCCAGTCTTTCATTAAGACCATGTACCCGGTGGGCAGTATCTATATGAGTGTCAACGCCACCAATCCATCCACCTACTTTGGAGGAACCTGGGTGGCCTGGGGCGCAGGAAGGGTGCCTGTGGGCATCAACACGGCAGACGGCAACTTCAATACGGTGGAAAAGACCGGCGGTGCGGCAACGGTGGCGCTGACAGCCGCCCAGATGCCGGCTCATACACACGGAGCGGGTACGCTGGCGGCAGCCAGCGCCGGGGTGCATACCCATAACCTGAAAAACCAGAAGGCCGCATGGGGCGTGGACGGAGCAGGTAACCGTGTCATGGTGGATGCGACTTCCGGCTATACGGCGCTGACCAACAAGGCGACCGCCAGCGCCGGGGCGCATACGCACACTCTTTCCGGCGCCACAGCGTCAACAGGAAGCGGCAGTGCCCACAGCAACTTGCAGCCGTATATCGTCTGTTATATGTGGAAACGGACGGCTTAGAATAAACCAACTTGGAAAACAGGCAGTTTACCTTTACGGTGGCTGCCTTTTTCAATATAAAAAATCAAAGAAAGCGAGGAAAAGAGGATGAAAAATTTTATTGAAGCTGCACAGTATGCATTCGCGGCACTTGGAGGGGCGGTGGGCGCTGTCATGGGAGGTTTTGACGGATTCCTGTACGCCCTGATCGTGTTCGTGGTGGTGGACTACCTGACGGGCGTCATGGTGGCGGTCCTGGACAAGAAGCTGTCCAGCGAGGTTGGTTTCCATGGAATTTTCAAGAAGGTGGTTATCTTTGCGCTGGTGGCAGTGGGGCATATCGTGGATTCCTACGTGATCCAGAATGGCAGCGTCATCCGCACAGCGGTGATCTTCTTCTATTTATCCAATGAAGGGATCAGCATCCTGGAGAACGCATCGGTCCTTGGGCTGCCTGTACCGCAGAAGTTAAAGGATGTATTGGAACAGCTGAAAGATGGGAAAGAGGGAGAGTAAGCATCGGGTTTCCAGTGCTTTTTCCCTTGGAAAGAGAGGACAGGATTATGAAATTAGTACAGAGTATTTTGACTAAAAACCCCTGTTATACGGCAGGGAGAAAGATCACGGTCAAGGGGCTGATGCTCCATTCTGTAGGATGCCCGCAGCCCAAGGCATCGGTGTTTATCAATTCGTGGAACAGCCCGTCTTATAACAATGCCTGTGTGCATGGTTTTATTGACGGCAACGATGGCACGGTGTATCAGACGCTTCCATGGAATCATCGTGGCTGGCATTGTGGTTCCGGCAGTAAGGGAAGCGGCAACAATACCCATATCGGAGTGGAAATGTGCGAACCGGCGTGCATCAAGTACACATCGGGCAGTAACTTTACCTGCTCGGATAAAGCAACGGCAAAGGCTGTGGCAAAGAGAACGTATGAGGCGGCAGTGGAGCTGTTTGCTATGCTTTGTAAGCAGTACAACTTAAACCCGACTGCTGATGGCGTGATCATCAGCCACAGGGAGGGGCACAGCCGGGGCATTGCTTCTAACCACGGGGACCCGGAGCATCTGTGGAATGGACTCGGCATGGGCTATACTATGGATGGATTCCGCAAAGCAGTAAAGGCAGCCATGAACGGTTCTGGCAGTTCTGGCGGTGGCACTGGAACTTCCGGCCTGCAGGCATCCGCCCTTAAAAATCTCTTTGAGGCAGATGTGATCGCCAAGGTGGGGCCGCTGTTTACCGCAGACCAGAAAGCAAGCGGTATTCTGGCATCGGTATCCCTGGCGCAGTTTATTTTGGAGAGCGGATACGGGAAGAGTGAACTGGCACAGAACGCCAACAACTGCTTTGGTATGAAGAAGTCGCTTTCCGGGAATACCTGGGGTGGTTCCAGTTGGGACGGCACTTCCATCTACACTAAGAAAACACAGGAATACGAGAATGGCGCGTATGTGACCGTTACAGCGGATTTCCGCAAATATCCGTCCGTGGAGAAATCCATTGCAGACCATTCCGCATATCTTTTGGGAGCGAAGAATGGCACGAAACTGCGCTATGATGGCTTAAAGGGCTGCATGGACTACAAGAAAGCGGCGCAGATCATCAAGGATGGCGGGTATGCAACTTCCCCGACCTATGTGGAGAACCTCTGCTCCATCATCGAGAAGTGGAAACTGACACAGTATGACGTGGCAAATGCCGGAACTGCGGAAGTCTGGTACCGTGTGCGTAAGACCTGGGCGGACGCAGCATCCCAGAAAGGCGCATTCCACAGCCTTGCCAATGCGAAGAAGTGTGCCGATGAGAATGCCGGGTATTCCGTGTTCGATGAATCCGGCAAGAATCTCTATACTGGGAAACAGACCGTTTTTCAGCCGTATCTGGTGAAGGTGGCTATCTCGGACCTTCGTATCCGCAAAGGCCCAGGAACCGATAAGGCCAAGACTGGAAAGTACACGGGAGCGGGTGTCTTTACGATTGTCGAGGAAGCGGACGGTCCCGGTGCATCCAAGTGGGGACTTTTGAAAGCATACCAGAAAAACCGTGACGGCTGGATTTCGCTGGACTATGTACAGAGAGTATAAGTAAATAGGAACAAAAAACGGTGCCTGCCAAGGGAGATTTCCTTGGTGGGCATCATTACATGGGCTTTTGCAGAGGAGGGGCATGATGAAGAAGCAGGATATTATAAAACTGAACGATCTGAGACAGCAGGGCAAGGGCGCGGCGGAAATCGCAGAAACGCTAAACCTGCCATTAAACACAGTAAAATCTTATCTGCGCCGGCACCCGGAAGCAGACGCCTCCCATGTCTGCCCGCAGTGTGGGAAACCAGTGGTGCAGAAGGAAGGGCGGAAGGAGAAGAAGTTCTGCTCGGATAAATGCCGCATGACATGGTGGAACAGCCACCAGTCGGAGATCAAAAAAGAGGCATATTACACGCTGGTGTGCCAGTTTTGCGGAAAGGAGTTTGAAAGCTATGGGAACCAGAGAAGGAAATTTTGCAGCAGGAAATGTTATGGAGACCACAGAAAAAAACTCGCAGGAAACGTATTCAGCGGATAACCTGATGGCTTACCGGGTGTCCCTTTCGCTGATCGACAGCCTGTATTCGGGCGGGCATCTCACGGCGGCAGACAGGAGGAAAGCATACACAATTATCGCCAGACGCCACGGCTTATCTTTGGATAGTATTTTCGCGGAAACCGCTTGATATATCCCGACTTTAGAGTGATGAATATGGTACGCCTAAGATGGCGGAAATTGATACAAGGAGGGAGAACATGGGCAGAAAAGTGACGCGGGTGGCCTTTGGCGCACCGGAGATTCCTAAAAAGAAAAACGTAGCGGCTTACTGCCGTGTATCATCCGGAAAGGACGCCATGCTCCATTCGCTGGCGGCGCAGGTCAGCTATTACAGTGAACTGATCCAGAGCCATGGGGAATGGGAGTATGCCGGGGTCTATGCGGATGAGGCAAAGACCGGCACAAAGGATACCAGGGAAAATTTCGTGCGGCTGCTTTCCGACTGCCGCGCAGGGAAGATCGATATGATACTGACCAAGTCGATTTCCCGGTTTGCCAGGAATACGGTTACGCTTCTGGAGACGGTGCGGGAACTGAAGCTGATGGGTGTGGATGTTTATTTTGAAGAGCAGAACATCCACTCTATGAGCACGGACGGAGAATTCATGCTGACCATCCTGGCATCCTACGCACAGGAGGAGAGCCGGTCGGCAAGCGAGAACCAGAAATGGCGCATCAAGAAGAATTTTGAGGAAGGGAAACCATGGAGCAGTACGCTTCTTGGTTACCGCAACGTGAACGGGCGCTTTGAGATCGTGCCGGAGGAAGCGGAAACGGTGCGGATGATCTTTGACTGGTATCTGGAGGGACTTGGGGCAACGGCCATCCAAAAACGGCTTAATTCCATGGGGATTAAGACAAGGCATGGAAATCCATGGAGCAGGAGCCCGATCTTAAAGCTGCTCCGCAACTACACTTATACCGGAAACCTTCTCCAGCAGAGGACCTACCGTGAGAACCACATCACAAAAAAGTGCATCAAAAACCAGGGTGAAAAGCCAATGTATCTGGCAGAAGGAACCCATGAGGCGATCATTGACATGGATACCTTCAACCAGGTGCAGGCGGAGATCAAACGCCGTGCGGAAAAATATAAAAGCCCGGATGGAAAGAAATCCACAGAAACCTATCCTTTTACCAGCATGGTAAAGTGCAGCCGGTGTGGGAAAAGCTACATCCGTTCCGGCTCAGCGAAATACCGGACATGGACCTGCCAGACACGGAGAAAAGAGGGATTAGCATATTGTGAGGCGGAGATCATCCCGGAGGAAGAACTGATACGGCTTACTGCGGAGGTACTCGGCGGGGAAGTCACGAAGGATGCCGTTAGGGATAAAATAACGGTTATCCGGGCGGAGAAAGACCGCACCCTGATATTCTGTTTGGGGAATGGGAAAGAAATCGTTAAACAGTGGAAAGAGCACGAAGTCGTATATGTCTGCACGGAGGAACAGAAGCGGCAAATCAGCCTAAAAAATTCAGGAAGAAAACCGTCAGAGGAACAGCGCAGACGGCATAGTGAATGGATGAAGGAATACTGGAAAAACCGGGAGTATCCGGAAGAATGGCGTAAAAAGCAGAGCGAAAAAATGAAGGCATATTGGAATGACCCGGAAGCCTCTGATGCACACAGGCAGACAGTGAGCCGCCTGACAAAAGAGCGGCGGGCAAGGGAGAAGGAAGCCGGAAAGGGGGAGGACAATGGCTAATGTGACAGTGATCCCGGCAACCAGGAATTTCCATACCGGAATAAGGAAAGATGCCGTGGTACAGAAAAAGACTGCCGGATATGCCCGTGTCAGCACGGACAGTGAGGAGCAGCAGACCAGCTACGAGGCGCAGGTGGATTATTACACCAACTACATTAAAAACAACCCGGAATGGGAGTTTGTCGGCGTGTATACCGATGAGGGTATCAGCGCAACCGGCACCAAGCACCGGGACGGCTTCAACCAGATGATACAGGATGCGCTGGACGGAAAGATTGACTTGATCGTTACTAAGTCAGTATCCCGGTTTGCCAGAAATACGGTGGACAGCCTTACCACGGTGCGGAAACTAAAGGAAAAGGGCGTGGAGGTGTACTTCCAGAAAGAAAACATCTACACCCTTGACTCCAAAGGGGAACTGCTGATCACCATCATGTCCTCCCTGGCGCAGGAAGAATCCCGGTCCATTTCAGAGAATGTGACCTGGGGACAAAGAAAACGGTTTGCAGACGGCAAGGTAAGCATCGCCTACAGTTCTTTCCTCGGCTACCAGAAGGGGGAGGACGGGCAGATGGAGATCGTGCCGGAGGAGGCAGAAATTGTAAGGCTTATTTACCGGATGTTCATGCAGGGAAAGACGCCTTACGCCATTGCCAAGTACCTGATGGAAAAGAAGATCCCCACACCGACCGGGAAACAGCGGTGGCAGCACCGGACGATTGAGAACATACTGACCAATGAAAAGTACAAGGGCGATGCCAGGCTCCAGAAGTGCTATACGGTGGACTTCCTTTCCAAGAAGCGGAAGGTGAATGAGGGCGAGGTTCCGCAGTATTATGTGGAAGGCAGCCATGACGCCATCATCGCACCTGCAGAGTGGCAGATGGTACAGCTGGAGATGGAACGCAGGAGGAATATGGGGCGGAGCCATAACTGCTGCGGGCCGTTTTCTGCAAAGCTGAAATGCGGGGACTGCGGGGAATTCTTTGGGTCCAAGGTCTGGCATTCCAACAGTAAGTATAAACGTACCATCTGGCAGTGCAATGCCAAATTTAAGGGCGAGAGCAAGTGTACCACCCCGCATTTGTATGAACAACGGATACAGGAGTTATTTCTGGAGGCGTTAGGGCGGTTGCTGGAAAACCGGGAGACGGTCATTGATGACTGCCGCGCGGTGATGGATGTGCTTGGGGATTGCAGTTCCATTGAAAAGGAGCTGGAAACGGTCAGCGGCGAGATGGAGGTAGTCACCGGGCTGATCCAGAAGCTGGTGGTGGAGAACGCAACCCGGAAACTGGATCAGAACGATTACCGCAGGAAGTATGAGGGATATGTCAATAAGTATGCGGCATTGGAGAGCCGGATGGATAGTTTGAAGAAAGACCGGGAGAGCCGGGAAATCAAGTTTGATATTTTCAGCGGATTCCTGTTTGAACTGAGTGAGCTGGAGGAGTTACCGCTGGAGTTTGATGTGAAGCTGTTCCACAGCCTGGTGGATTATGCGACGGTGTACCATGATGGAAGGATAGTGTTCCAATTCAGGAACGGCATGGAGATCGAAACAATAATATAAAAGGAGACGGATGCCCCGGAATTCAGTGTGGAGATGCTGGTTCCGGGGCTTATTTTCGTTGAGGATAAAAGGCATCTGTTTTCTTTGCTTTTTCGATAGTTGCTATTGACAACTGCTTTAATGTGTTTTATACTGTACTTGTTAAAATGATACACTATAAAACAGAATGGCGGTGAGATTGTGGAGATAGTGGTAAGCAATAAGACAAGTCGCCCATTATATGAGCAGATTGCATCACAGATTAAAGCGGCGATTATAAGTGGAGAACTAAAGGCAGGCGAAGCTATTCCATCTGTGAGATCGTTGGCAAAATCACTGCATATTAGCATTTTGACGGTTCAGAAGGCATACGCTACCCTTCAAGAGGATGGCTTTATTGAGACAACGGCCGGAAAAGGTTGCTATGTATCCGTGCAAAATCAAGATTTTTATCTGGAGGAACAGCAGAAAAAGATTGAAGAAAAGTTTATGGAAGCGATTGAAATTTCCCGTATGAGTGGAATATCTCTGGATAAATTGACGGATTTACTAACACTTTTGTATCAGGAGGAGTAA